CATAAGACTTGGATCTTGTTTAGCAGGACCCATTAAAGCTCCAGTTAATGTAGTCAAACCAGCTAGTTTTAATGGATTAAATTTTTCATCTGTAAACAAAAGAGGATTTGCTTTACTAAAAAAAGTAGCAGGACTAAATCCACCTAAACCTTTTCCTCCAAGAAACTTAGGCATTCCACCACCGCCACCATAATAAAACGCTGCTCCTGCTAATGCTGCTTTACCTAAATCACTTTTTAAAACTTTTCCTGCTGCATCAGCCACACTGCCTACAGCTTTTTTAACACCTTTAACTATCTTACCTAAAAAATATCCTTGTCTTGGTACAGCATTCATAATGCCGCCCATATTTCTTGGCACTCTGCCACCTTGATTAAATACATAAGAAGCTCTTCTTACATCTGCTGCTTTTGTACCAGCACCAAAACGTGATGGATCAAATTCAAATGTTTGTGTTTCTTTTTCTTCAACAGGTGCAGCACCATAATTAAGAGGTAAATAGTTTTGACCTCCTCCTTCACCTCTTCCTACAATTAAATTACCTTTGTCATCTATATTTGTGTAACCGTATTCTAAAGGTTTGCCTCTGCTTCCGTCTTCTAAAATTTCATATTTAGTAACATACTTGTCACCTAATCCACCTACGTTACCTGAGTATTTAATTCCAGGGCTACCCATTTTTGTAGCCATAAAAGTTCCGTAGTCCATGTAAGGAGTGTTAATACCTATACCATCACTATATTTTCCTTCAAAATTTTGATTTTTATCAAAAGCTCCATCATAAAAATAATTAGATAAATCTTCCATATCTAATAAATTTCCTGGAACTTGAATACCTTGATTTCTTAAATAGTTAGCGTAAGCTTTTCTATATTTTTCAATTCTTTCTGTTTGTCCAGGAATCAAAGCGTTAACAGTGTTATATTTAAATTTATTATAGTCGCTGTAAATATCTTTAAATTTAGGAATATTAATATTTAATTTCTTTTTTTCTTTTGGAGCTTTAGGTGCACTTGATGCAACACCTCTTTCAAAATCTCTTCTTGATCTTTGATAATCAGCACCAGTTAATTGTCTTTCATTTCTATTGTAACCACCATCTCCTTTGGCACTTTTTGATTCAGCACTTCCCGGTGCTCCACTTCCACCTTGATATTTACCTGCGCCTGAACCGCTGACATAACTTCCGCCACCACCAAAAGCATACCTACCATTTTTATTTAGTGCTGTTATACCAGCCATGACTACATCCCTCTGTTATAGAGACCCATCAAACCACCGTTGGCTGCCATTGCAACTTTCTCTCTCATGTCAACATCAGCTATTCCGCCACCAGGCATTTGCTCCTGCATGTTAACATTCTCGCTCATCATCATTTCTGGAGCTTGAGATTGGATTCCTGATTGATCTTGTTGCAACTGTTGTAAAATTTGTTTCCAGATACCGCTTTCAAAAAAAGCTTCAAAACTTTGAAACTGAACTTTTTGTTCTGGTTCCATTTGTGACCATATTTCTGCCGCAATTTGCATGCTTTGATCATTGGGTTCTTGTCTACCCATTCTAATATCACCACTATCGTATTTAATGTCAGGTGCTCCAGCTTCTATTGATTCGTTCATTGAAATTTTTTCTTCCATAGTATCTCCTTTTACTTTGTTTTAGCGAACAAATCAAGAGGCGGCATGATAACTGTTACATCTCTTTGCACGTCTTCTTCAGGTATATTAGCAGCTTTTAGAGCCTCTTCAGTATCATATACTTCACCTGTTTTTTTGTTCTTAATCGTAGTTATTATCTTTTCTGGTGTTAATGTTATTACTTTGTCCATTATGTAGTTACCTCTTTCTTAATGTTTAGGAAACTAATAGCTACATCAAACGAGTCAGAAGTACTTGATTGAACTGTAAAGGTTTTACCACCTTCTACTATCAGCGGTTGGGTTAATAATTCTGTTGTAACATTAGCTGTTAATGCTGCAGATTTAATAGCTGTAATACTGTTGTTAGTAACAGTAATAACTGGTGTACCTGCAGAAGTAACTAATATTGATTTAATAATAATAGTTTCATTTACAGCTGGAACACTCGCTCCAAAAGGTGTTAATGCACTTCCACTTGTGCTGTTCTCTACTCCTACAAACTTGTATTGATTTACTACTGCCATTAATCTAAAAAGAGACTTCTAGCCTCTATCTCCTGTTTTAATTCTTCTTGAAATGTAGTGTTTAATTTTTCCAACACCGCATCTAAATCTCTAACTAAAGATTGAGCTACATCTTCCTCGTATTCGGAACTTGCTCTAGTCAATGACTGTACTATTTTAGCCATTATCTTCTTCCTCCAGCATGTATATCTAATCTAAATGTACCTAGTTTCCAACTAGAATCAACAGCAGTGTTAGATATTGTAAGAGCTATAGCTCTTCCTCTAGCACGAGTGTCTACTTTATTGGTTGAAGTTGATATAGTAAATGGACCTAATGATGAACTTGCTGCGGTATCATTTGGATAATTTCTTAAATCTAGTTGTATAATAGAATTTCCTTGTTGAGATATAAAGTCAGGTATAATTCTACTAACTCTCATAATATTTTCACCATCACCTCTAAGGTCAGCCATGTTAGTAGCAGCTCCCCTAATAACTTTTTGTGTAATATCATAATCACCAGAAGTAATATTAGCAGGAATTGCTGTAGTTACTCCTAGTCTTACTTGATTAACTCCTGTTTCATGTTCATAGTAATATGAAATTCCTTCAGTGTTTCCTGTTACATCAAAAGATGTATCTGTGCCTGCATCATATTGAGTTGCATGAGGCAATCCAAACACAGCAGAATCTTGCCATGTAGTTCTAATAAATAAAGGACTTGCATTTACAAACCATATAGGTCTTTTAGCAGTTGAATCTAGATAACTATAAGTAACTGATTGTGTGTTTACATTAGAATTAGATTCTGGATAAAACCATGTAACTTCACCAAACAAGTTATTAATACCCGCATAAACCATTTGATTAGATGTTGTATTTATATTGTCGTAAACGTAGTCTTCAACCAAACAGTCCATAGATTCTAGTTTACCAGTATATCTAAAAAAACCATTGTCAGACATCCAGTACGCAGCACCATCAACTTCGACAGCTGCATTCTTACCTATCAATCCACAGTTAGTTCCTACTTGTTCAAAAGCAAATGTAAAAGGAGTTCCAACAAAACGCATAGTAAATAAAGCTGTATCGGTCCAAACATATAATGCATTTCTACCAAGTTTAGCTCCCATGATCCGTGATCCGGCAGCCAGTCTTTGTGTACCAGCACTATTTTCAGCTGTAGGTGTATAGTCATTAATATTTTCTTGAGACGAGAATCTTATAAACATGTCGTCTTGTGTTGCTTTATTTCCAATAGTTGTTTCAGTACCAAAAAATACTAAGTGACGATCGGGAGTAGACACTAACATATCTCTAGACGCTGTAGGTGCTCCAGATATAATCGTAGCTCTTGTTGATGTTGCGTTAGTTAAATCTGAATTCCACTCAAAACACTCTCCGTTAAATATTAAAGCAATAGCTGTGCTACCTAAATTATCTATAGACCACATACCCGGTTCTGCAACTTTATCCGTGGTTGATGCTGCTGACCCCCATCCAGAAAAACCACTGTGATTAGTTACAGTTGCACCTGTGCTATGAGCAGCTCGAGTTGTTCCTCGAACAGCTCTAACAATTCCAGTAAAACTTGTGGACGTTAAACCTGTGTAAGATATTTCTTCAGTCCCTACTTGTATAATATTTGTTCCTGCACTTGGAAACCCTGTGGTGCTTGCTACATTAATTGTAGTGCCTGATCCACCTGTTCCAAATGCGTCGTTGTTTAGTCCACCATTTAATGTAGTAGTTTGTGGGTTTGTAGTTGTACCGCCCCACTGAGATATACCATAGCCAAAAACTCCAACCTGGTCAGGTGGTCCTACATGATAGTATTGAAAATAAGTTATGCCTCCAGAAGTAACTGCTCCTGCTCCTGTTTCATTACTACCAGCATTTATTTCTAAAGTTGTAGTTGTAGGCACAGAAGTTACCATAAATTTTTTATCACAAAAAGTAGTAGAAGAAAAATTAGAACCTGTGATAGCACTAAAAGTAGTTACGTCACCAAATAATATAATGTCGCCTACTTGAAAATTGTGTGCAGAAGAAAAAGTTAAAGTAACAGTCGGTT